GCGCCGTTCATATCGACGCCCCGCTTACTAACCTGACGATTGCTTTCCTTCAGGATGCTAACGGCTTTATTGCTGATCGCGTCTTCCCGAAAGTCTCGGTCTCGAAGAAGAGCGACAAGTATTACATCTATAACCGTGCTGACTTCAACCGCGTTGGTCAGGTTCAGGCTCGTGCGCCCCGCACTCAGGCTCCGCGCGTTGGTATGTCGCTGTCGCAGGACACCTACCTGACGGACGTGTACTCGCTGGCAACTGACTTCGACTTCGAGACGCTGGCTAACGAAGATGCCGCTCTGGACATCCGCTCGGCTGGTGCTCAGATGCTGACCCACCAACTCCTGATCGACCGTGAAATCAAGTGGGCTTCGACCTACTTCGCGGCTGGCGTCTGGGGTACGGACTGGGATGGTGTTTCGGGTTCGCCCTCGACCGCACAGGTTCGTCAGTGGTCGGATTACACCAACTCGACCCCGATCCAAGACGTTACCGCGATTATGCGTGCTGTCCAACTCAAGTCGGGTGGTTTCAAGCCCAACGTTATGGTTCTGGGCAAAGAAGTCCGTGACGTTCTGGTTAACCACCCCACGATCCTCGCTCGTCTGAATGGCGGCGCTACCGTGACGAACACCGCTCTGGTGACGGATGCCAAATTGGCTGAAATCTTCGGTGTGGAAGAGTTCCTCGTCATGGAGACCGTGAAGAACACGGCTGCTGAAGGTCTGACCGAAGCTAACGCTTTCATTGGTGGTAAGGCTGTTGCTTTCTACTACCGTCCGCGTTCGTCGGGTCTGATGATCCCGTCGGCTGGTTACACCTTCACTTGGGATGAACTGGAGAACGCTTCGGGTCACGGTATTTCGATCAAGTCGTACACGGGTGATTACCTCGCCATCGACGGTATTGCTGAAGTGCTGGAAGCCAACTTGGCCTATGACCACAAGGTTGTGTCGGCTGATCTGGGTGCCTTCATCGACACCGTTGTAGCCTAATAAGGAGGGGAGAGATGACCCGACCGTTTCTCCCCTACTTCAATCCCTCACGGCCTGTATTCGTTAAACAAAATGGACTACAGGCTGCTGGGACGATTTGGAAGCAGGGCGACAGGTTCAAGTGGGAGAACTTCGGAACTCCTTTTGACGTTATTCAACAGATGTTTTTCAACGATCAACTGTACCACAACGAAGAGTTTGAAGAGAAAGAGGCAGTTAAAGTATCAGTAGGCGATGGCCTAGATGACTTGACCCTTGAACAGCTTCATATTGTGGTTGAAAAGATCAACGAAAAGGTTAAGGCGAAAGTCAAGACCAACAAAGACTACAACGAAAAGAAGTGCGCCTTTATCCCTAAAGACCGTAACGCACAAATTCGTAGAATCCGTAACTGGCGGCTTACATATGGTGAGCTAGAATAAATTAGGAGCCTTCCAGATGTCTTGGAGTTATTCCGCAACCGACTTGAATACTACCACTTCAACTGGAAGGCTCAACTCTGTACGTCTGCTGGTGGGTGATACCGATACCACAGATCAACTTGTGCAGAACGAAGAGATTACATTTGCCCTAGCACAGGTTGGCGACAACATCTATTATGCAGGGTCATGGGTTTGCAAAGTCATTGCAGCCAAATTTAGCCGTATGGTTGATACCCAACTTGATGGTGCTCTGAAGGCCAGCTATAGTGATCGTGCTAAACAGTACAACCTCTTGGCTGCACAGATCGAAGCCCAAGGCAAGAAGACTTCAGGTAAAGCTCTTGGCGTCTTTGCTGGTGGTATCTCTGTCTCAGACATGTTTGTGGTTAGCCAAGACCCAGATCGGGTTCCTCCTGCATTTACCATTGGTCAGTTCGATAACGTAGAGGCAGTGGATGACTATATCCCTGATGAAAGCTGATGGCATTTGACCCCTACACTCTGCGTCAACTCATCAAAGAGCACGGTATGGCCCTGACGCTTCGTAAGCGGGCCGCTGGTGCATATAACGACGATACGGGTAGTGTGACTACCACAAACACTGACTACGCTGTACGGGGCTATTTCTACGACTATACGCCAGACATGGTTGACGGACAATCCATCCTTCGCGGTGACCGTAGGGTAGTCCTAGACAGTGTATTGATTGCTGGAACAGCTACCCCTGAACCTGATGCCACAGACCAGATCATTGGACTTGGTGATACAGTCAACATCGTTAAGGTCATGGAGATCAAATCTGGTAGTGCCACGATGTGCTATCAGTTGCAAGTGAGGGAGTGACATGGTTCAACGATCACTTACAGCACTAATCAACAAGGTTGAACAAGAGCTTGATGCAGTACGAGATGAGTTTCTTCGGAACGTAGCTGAAGACTTGGTTAACTCCTCTCCTGTTGACACTGGCACCTATGTAAGAAACCACTCAATCACTACATCTTCTGGTTCTGGTGGTAGACAAAACTCTCACGATAAACCTCCTGACAATGGCACAGCTAGAGCAGACGCTCTGGATAAGCTGAACGGACAGATCGCTGGTTTACCTCAAGATACCACAACTGTCTATATCGCTAACAGAAGTCCTTATGCTAACAAAGTCGAGTATAGTGGTTGGGGCAGCAAGCCTGCATATGCAGTTTACACTAGTGTCAGAAATAGAGCTAACATTCACCTACAAGCCGCTATCAACACTGTAAAGGGTAGGCGATGACAATCATTAATGACATTCGTGCCTGCCTAGACACACACCTCTCTGGCACAGTGGGTATCCCTGCTATCGCTAGACAGAACGTGCCTTACGAACCAACCACAGGAACTACTTTCGTTAAAGCTGATTTGGTTCCTACTTCTCGTCGTCCCGCTGTTCGTGGTTTGAACCCACAACAAAGATATGATGGGTTATACAGTATCTTGATTTGTACACCAGAGGCACTTGGTTCAGGTGCTGGTTATGATGTGGCTGACTTGTTGCTGGACCGCTTCAATGCTACCACAGACATTGTTTACACTAACCCTACAGATGCGATCCTCTTAGAGAGTGGTGACGACATCCTTCTAGAAGATGGTAGCAGGCTCCTTCTTGGTAGTCCAACTATCGTGTCTATCGATTACTCCGAGGTCAGGACGAGTTTCCTTGACTCCCCCTTCTACTGCACACCTGTTACCATCGCTTGGTTCACGTATAACTGATAAAGGATCAATCATGACGGAAAAGGTTTGCACACGCTGTAAAATTGCACTTCCCTTGACGTCATTCTCCCCTAGAAAAGATATAAAGTCTGGTTTTGATGCTCGTTGTAAGCAGTGCAGAAAAGAAACTCGACCCTCTAGAGCTGGTGATCAGGCGTCAGCGAACTACTGGAAGACTTATTACGAAAACAACAAAGACACCCTAAACCAAAGGTATTGGACAAATCCAAAAACTAAGGATTACCAATTAAAGCGGTATCGGGACGATCCAGAAAGATTTCGTAAACAGCACGAAGAGCACAGAAAAAACAACCTAGATAAGTATGCGGCAAAAGAAGCTCGGCGCAGGTCTAGAAAACTCAATGCAACACCTGAGTGGTTGACGAGTTCCCAACTTAAAGAGATGGAAGATTTCTACTGGCTTGCCAAAGACCTTGAAGCTGTTTCAGGGCAAAAGTACCACGTAGACCATATCGTTCCTCTAAGAGGTAAAAGGGTTTGTGGTTTGCACGTTCCGTGGAACTTACAAGTCTTACCTTCTGACATCAACCTATCCAAATCTAATAGATATGAGGAATAATAAATGCCCTTTTCTTCTGGTAGCCGCGCTGGCCTCTCCTATGTTGCTGAATCCACTTTCGGGACTACTCCCGGCACCCCTTCTCTGATCCAACTCCCTTACACCACCCACTCTCTTGACCTTACCAAAGAGCGTGTGACTGGTACAGATATTCAACCTGACCGTATGCAGCGTGTTGACCGTCACGGTAACCGTTCTGTGGCTGGTGACATTGTGGCTGACCTTCGTAAAGGTGACTACGATGCCTTCCTCGAAAGTGCCTTTTTTAATACCTTCTCGACCAACGTCCTGAAGATTGGCACCACCCCGAAATTCTTCTCTATTGAAGATGCAGCCACTGACATCACTCAGTTCCGTTTGTTCACGGGTATGGCTGTCTCCTCGCTTGCTGTGTCTATTCGTCCTAACCAAATGGTTACTGCTACGTTCAGTATGGTCGGTAAAGACATGACCATCTCGGGTACGTCTGTGGATGCCACCAAGACTGCTGCTTCGGGTAATGCACCCTTTGACGCTTACTCTGGTGCTCTGTCGATTGGCAATGCTGGTGGTTCACTGTCTTCGTCTGCTATCGTGACTGGCATTGACTTCACCTTGAATAACGCACTTGCCCCTACTTTTGTGGTTGGCTCGGCTTCGACCCCGCAACTTGAGTACGGCATGGCAACTGTTGAAGGTACGATCACTGCCTATTTTGAAGATGCTGCTCTTGTCAACCGCTTTATCAACGAAACTGAGAGTGGCCTTCAGGTTGTTGTGGACGACCCCACGGGTGCCTCTGACTATACGTGGCTCTTCCCTCGTGTTAAGATCAATGGTGCATCTGTTCCTGTTGATGGCCCCACCTCGCGTATCATCACGCTTCCCTTCGTGGCACTCTACGACACCACGGAAGCCACAAACATCAAGCTCACTCGTTCTGCGTAATCCCTTCGGGGCTAGGACGACTGGATTTGTCGGGGATTCGGTCGTCCGTTTAACTTTTAATCCCGACTATACATTAACCCAAGGACATCCCGACAATGGCCGATCTTTTCAACATGATCCCGACTGACGACACTATTGTTATCACCATTAAGCACCCTCTCACTGAGGAGCCTCTGCTGAAAGATGACAACAAGGAAATGACAATCACCGTATATGCGCCTCATTCGGCACAGTACAAGAGTGCTATTCACGAACAGACCAACAAGCGTATCCAAAAGGCATCCAAAGGCAAGAAGATCACCTTCACTGCTGAAGAGATTGAGAATGCCACGCTTGAGCTTCTGGCTAAGACTACCAAGGATTGGAGTATCCAACTTAATGGCAAGTCACCGAAGTTTTCTGTTAGTGAAGCTGTCGAACTCTATGGTAAGCTCCCTTGGTTGAAGGCACAGGTAATTGATGCCCAAGAGGATTACTCAGCTTTTTTGAAGGCTTGATCCTTGACCTAGAGGAATATGCTGAGTGGGATTTCAAACTCTCTATTCCTGACAAAGATGGTGTGACTGAGCGACAGCACCTACAAGAAGTGGAAAGGCAGTCTGGGCGAACTCCATTGGCTCTACAGGGACCAGAGTTCCCAGAGTTACTGGAATACGTCTGGGCTGCTTTTTTATTGCTTAACCACACCAGAGGTCAAGGGTTTTCTGGACCTTTACCTATCAGTTACCAAGAGATCATAGCTTGGCAACAATTGACAAACGAAAGTCTTCTTCCGTGGGAGGTAGACGCTATCAAAAGACTAGACGCAGTTTATCTGAGGGTTGTAACTAAAAATGGCTGATATTGACATCCTTGTTAACAGTTCTCAGGTTAAGACTGCAAAGCAGGAACTCCAAGAGCTTGGTAACTCCTTTAATTCTGCCTCTAAGTCTGCCTCTATCTTCATGCAGGCTTTTGAACGTGCAGCTAAACAATCTCAGAGAGATGAACAGTACATCCGTCAAACCTCTCAGGCTTTGCAGAGGTTGATCAACGATAACCTAAAGATCACGAACGCTTATAAGTCTGCTGAACAAAGTGCTTCTGCCTTCACTGAAGGCCTTCGTAAACAAGAAGCTCAAGCTCTGAAGACTGCACAAGCTAACCAAGCTGCAATCAATAAACAACTTGGTGTTGGTGGTCCCTCTGCTACAAGCGGCGGCGCAGGATTTGCTGCTATGGACGCTGAGATCGAACGTCTCCGTCAGAAGTATGATCAGGTTTACAGCGCATCTCGCCTGTATGAATCCTCTCTTAATGAACTTAATCGTGCTCACATGCTTGGCGTCACTTCAACCAAACAACATGAGTCTGCTGTTGAACAGTTGAACTTCGAGTATCAGCAATTCTCTAACTCCACTCAGGGTGCAGTTCTTGCCAACAACCGCTTTAGTCAGCACGTCAACGAATCTGGCCGTGGGTTAAACCAGTTTGGTTTGTATGCACAACAAGTCGGTTATCAGGTTGGTGACTTCTTTGTTCAAATCCAATCTGGCACTAACGTACTTGTAGCCTTTGGACAACAAGCAACACAGCTTGCAGGCTTGTTCCCCGGCGTACTAGGTGCTGCTCTTGGCATTGGTATCTCCCTTACCACAGCGATTGGCGCTGCTTTTATGAGGATTAAGGAAAACGCTGAGTCTGCTGCAAATGGAGTTCTGAGCCTTGCTGATGCTCAAAAACAACTTAATGAGGTTGCTGGAGACTACGCTCTAAAACTGGAAATGCTCCGTTTTGGGGTTGATACTCAAGCTGAAGCGGTTGCTCTTAGAGAAATACTCGGGCTTACTGGGCAAATCCAAAGTCTCAGCAGAGAGTATGAACAAACCGACAGCCTATCTGCTCGTCAACGCCTTGCGGAAGAGATTCAGGCGCTAAAAGTACAACTTTCAACCCAACAAGCTATTGTTGATAAAGTCAACGAAAAAAGAGCCGCCTACGAAAAGGCAATTACCAAGGCTGAGTCTCTGCGAGATCGCGCACTTGAAGCTCTGGGCCACATGAAGGCAATGGCTGCAACCGATCTTAGTAGTGCCTTTGCTAAGGCCATGCCTGCTGCTCAAAACTTCTTGGACAAACTCCGCGAGATGGCTTCTGCTTATGCCACTTACGGACCCGGAAACGTGATCCCCGGCACTGCTACTCCTTATGGTAGGTTCACTGAAGGTGGCATGGATGCCGCTGCTCGTGGTCAAATGCTTGACAGGCCAAACCCTTTTGGTACTCTTGCTGGTGGCGCTGCTGGGGTTTTCACTGAGACAGGCGCTGGCGGTGGTGGAGGTGCTGGTACAACCACTCTTGAAAACAAGATGGAAGAAATCTACAAGTATCTCGAACTCGACAAGTACTTGGTTGAACAAGAAACCATTGCGTTTGAACAACGCCAAGAGGTTCTTCGTTCTGCTCTAGAGAACAAGATGCTCACTCTCCAAGAGTACAACGAGCTTGAAAAGGCTTTGGCTCTACAACACCAGCAAGATTTGGCTAACATTGAAGGTAATGCTCAACAGCAACGCCTGAGCGACACTGCAAATATGTTTGGTCAACTTGCAAACATCGCCTCTGTTGGTGGTCAAAAGACTGTAAAAGTTGTAGCGGCTTTCCAAGCTGTTGAAGGGACTATCAACGCATATGGCGCAGCTATCAAGGCTTTGAACACTCCGGGGATCACTTTGGCAGGACGTTTTGCTGCTTACGCCAGTGTTCTTGCTGCTGGTCTCAAAGGTGTTATGGCTATCCGCTCTGCTGGTGGTGTTGGTGGTGGGGCTTCTGGTGGTGTTGGTGGCTCTCCCGGCTCTGCTACTGTAGCTCAACCTGCTGCTCCTGCTACCCCACAGACAGTCCTTATCTCTGGTCTTGACCCTAATGCACTCTTTACGGGTGAACAACTCTCTCGCCTCTTTGAGAACTTCTACAAAGAGAATGACAACCGTGGCAAAGTATTTGTGGTGGCACGATGACTATTGTTATAACTAACACCCCGACAAGTCAAGACAGCCTTCCCACAATCTTGTGGAACAACATCTTCGCTAGTGGCACCCTGACTGCTTCTAGCGAGGCTGCTGATTACCCTAAAGAGAATGCTGTCTCTGAAGCTACCTACAATTCTTGGAAGCCCTCGTCTTTGCCTGCCCAGTTGACTATCGATAAAGGGACTGCTGTTTCTGTAGACTGTGCTGCTCTTGTGGCTCACAACTGTGGTACATCAGGTAACACTGTCCTTGTGCAAAGCTCTACAGACAACACCACTTGGACTACTCGTGCAACCATTGTACCTACAGACGACACCACCATCTTGGCTTTGTTCACTTCTGTATCAGCTAGATACTGGAGGTTCAACTTCAGTGGTGGTACAGCCCCAGTTATCGGTGTGGCTATGGCTGGTGCTCGGTTCAACTTCCCTGCTGGTGTGGTATCCCCTTACAAGCCCGTGTGGTTGTCACAAGCATATGAACTCTTGACTGCGACAACTCTTGGTGGTCAGTTCCTTGGGAACCGAGTGCTGCGTCAAGGTGGTCAAACCTCTATCAATCTAGTGGCTGTGGACAGAACCTTTGGTGAAACCACAATCCTCCCTTTCCGTGAACACTTCAATTCAGGTAAGGCTTTTGTGTGGGCTGCTGGACCCTCTGTCTTCTCGAAGGATGTGGGTTATGTGTGGCGTACAGAAGGCTCCACTCTTGCTCCAACCTTTGATGCCACTGGTGTCTTTATGAGTGTTGGTATGGAGGTTTATGCTTATGGCGAATAGAGAACCTATCCAGCTTGTAGAGATTGACATTGACTACTGTAGCTTGACCTATGGCACAGCGCCTTGTACAGCTACGCTTTCGTCACTCAACTCTAACAAGTGCTTTAACACTTATGCTACCTGTCAGGTAAAACCTGTCTTCGCTAAAACCACAAAGACTCTCAAGTTTATCAACAATAGAAGCAACTTGCCTAAAGGGCTTAACGCTTATCCTTGCCTAGAGGAACGTGGCGTAACAGCTTTCTCAAGCACAGTGAACATTGCTGGTAGTGATGATAAACTTGGGGCCTTTGGTCGTAGGGCAACTGTGTCTGTTAAACTGCAAGACTTTGTGGCTGACGACATTGGTGTTGATAAGTATCAGACCCAACGTATCAGTGGTGCTGCACAGTTCTCTGCTGTCGGATACAACCCTGTAGACCGTGGCACCTTCTTTACTAAGCTAAAGTCTAGGTTCCCTTACTATGCTGGGCGTCCTCTGCGTATCATCGATGGTTATGTTGATGGGGGTGTTCTGACAGACACCCAGACCAGATACTTCATCATCACTAACGTAGTTGGTCCTGACAATCAGGGTAATGTCCAGATCGAAGGTAAGGATGTCCTAGCTCTCGCTGATGACAACAAAGCTGTTGCCCCTAGACCTTCTCGTGGTAAACTTGGTGCTAACATCACAGCGGCTGTAGGTCAAGTCTTTACGCTTACCCCTGCTGGTATTGGCGCTGAGTACCCAGCCTCAGGTTGGGCTACTATTGGCTCTGAGGTAGTTTCGTTCACTCGTTCAACTGACACAATCACAGTGACTGGTCGTGGTCTCTATGGGACTATTGCCGCTACCCACAACCTGAATGACTCTTTCCAAGAAGCCTTGAACATTCAGAACGAGCGTATTGATGACACTATCTATGACCTTCTTGTCAACTACGCCAATGTGCCAGCAGCTTTCTGCCCTCTTGTAACTGAGTGGGAACCTGAAGTAACTAAGTGGCTAAGTGCCTTGAAGCTAGATACCATCATCACTAAGCCTACAGGTGTATCTCAGTTAGTTGGAGAGTTGGCTGTCCTTGGTATCTCTGTGTGGTGGGACGAAGTTAACCAAAAGGTTAAGCTCCAAGCTAACAGACCTGTCGGTGATGAACTCCTTATCCCTGTCTCAGATAGGAACAACATCAAATCTATCCAACAGGAAGACAGAGACGAGGATCGACTTACTCAGGTTCACTTCTACAGTAAGCAGTCTGATCCCACCAAAGACTACAAGGACAAAGGTAACTATGATCAGATTAACGTCCTTGTGGACACTGACGCTGAAGCTACCAATGCTTATGGTGACACTAAGATCAAGGAAGTCTTTTGTCGGTGGTTGAACAATGGTGCAGACGCTATCGTAAGAACCTTGGCACTGCGTCTCTTGAAGCGTTTCAATACCCCCCCTGTACACTACACTATCCTGTTGGATGCTAAAGACAGGGACATTGGTCTTGTTGATGTCCTTGAGCTTGATAGCAGGATTGTCACAAATGAGACAGGTAGTCTGGTCAAGAGGTTGGTTCAGGTTATCAAGCGCACTGAAAAGAAGTCAGGGCATGAAATCGAGATTACCACACAAGCCTTCCAGTATGATGGTAAGTATGGGGTCATCATGGCTAACACTGCACCTGACTATGGTCTTGCTACAGACGCTGAGAAACGTAATGGGGCTTGGTTCGTTGATGGCACAACCCTCTTGTTCCCTGACGGGGCATCACCTTATCTGTTTATCTAAAGGATAACCCGACATGACAAGTTATATTGCAATTACAGATGCTGAGACTGATCCCGAAGCACCGCTAACCTCTGAACTCGCTAAGAAGTGGAGGGATAATCCGATTGCGATTGCTGAGGGAGATGCGACTGTTCCTGAGAGCCTGAGAAACACGCAACTCCTTGGCACCCTGACCACCACCAGCGGATCGACGCAGACCCTTAGCGGTTTGGTTCTGACGCCATTTCGGTCGCTGTGGATTAGCGTTCAGGGGGTTTCTGGAACGTCCACAAGTATCTTACGTTTTGCATCCCCAGTGCTTAACTTAACAGCTAGTTTTGGAGCAGGAGGCTCTCGAAACGGATATATCCAAATGGATTTGACCAGTGGCGGAGCGTTTCTTTCCAACCTTTCTGTAGGCGGCACTTCCTCAGAAATTATAACCACGCCAGTCTCTGTTGATGTCTATGTTGGCAGAACTGGTTATACCACAGCCACGACAAGCATTGGCTTTAGTTTATCCGCAGGAACCTTTGACGCCGGAACAATCGCCTTTTACGGGGTGAAATGATATGCAGGAAATCATCACCAACGCGCAGACAGGCGAAGTCACCATCCGCGAGATGACGCCGGAAGAGATTGCAGCACTTGCACCCACAGCAGACGAAATCCGCACCCAGCGCAACGCCATGCTTGCCGCATGTGACTGGACGCAAGTTGCTGATGCCCCAGTGGATCAAACCCTCTGGGCTGTCTATCGGCAAGAGCTTCGGGACATCCCTGACCAAGAAGGTTTCCCAGAAAACGTAATCTGGCCCACACAACCTGAGTAACCACAACATGAAACAATGGGACGCACGTAGCCTTCGTAACCTGCAAGGTATCCACCCTGATCTACGTAAGGTCATGGACAGAGCTTTGCAGGAAGCACCATTCGCTTTTGTGGTTACAGAAGGGCTTCGCACTCTTGAACGACAGAAAGAACTCGTTCGTATTGGTGCAAGCAATACACTTAACTCTAGGCACCTAACTGGTCACGCTGTCGATCTGGTGCCTTTTGTTGACATTGATAAAGATGGTAAGGTTGAGGTCGAGGAGATGTACTCTTGGCCTCTTTACCACAAACTAGCCCCTGCCATTAAAGCTGCTGCCCTTAAAGAGGGTGTAGTTATTGAGTGGGGCGGTGACTGGCGTACATTCAAAGATGGACCACATTGGCAACTTAGTGCCAAGAAGTATCCCGCAAAATAGGAGACCACAAAATGAAAGACTTTATTCTTGCTCGTCTGAGCGAACCCTCGACCTATGCTGGCTTGGCCGCTATGGTAGCCTCTCTGTCCTTTATCCCTGCATCTGAAGCATGGGGTCAGGTCATCATCTCGGCTGGTGCAGCCATTGCTGGTGCTCTCGCCATCTTCATGAAAGACAAAGTGTAATGACTTGGTGGGCCATCATTGGCTCTTTCCTCTCTAAGGTTTTCTCCGCTCTGATTGGTCGATGGCTGATCAGACGGGGAGCCAAGAAGGAAGCCAAGGTAGAGGTGGCTCTGGAGGTTAACAATGCGGATCGTAAACGCGCTAATGAAATCCGTGATCGCGTTGACGCTGGTAGGGTTAACCATGAGTTGCACTCAGACCCCACAGATAAACGTGGTTACAGAGACTGAGCGTGAGATTTGTATCCAATGGCGGGATAGCCTACCTACACGGTCCCGCCTAGATACAGAACGCACACAACAAGAAATCGGCTATGCCTATGATGTGCAGGCAATAGTCTGCCCCGCTTGGGTTCGTTTCCCTTGAAACTACGGTTATGCCATAACTAACATAAACATCTGGATCAGGGGTCATCCAAAAAATGAATTACTTGGAGTACATCGTGGGTGCTGCTATCACGGCCATCTTATCAGGAACCACACTACTCATCAGGAAAGTCCTGACCAATGAGAAGCAACTCTCTCTGTTACAACAAGAGATACATGAGAGGGATGTACGTAGGCAAGAAGACCGAGAGGTTATGCAAGAGATCAAGTCTGACCTGAAAGAGGTCAAGAGAGACATTATCGAATTGTATAAATCTCAGCCAAATAACCCAGAATAGTCCAAGAAGTTATCCTAAAAGATAAGCCCGCTAGAGTCCCCTCACAAGGATTCTAGCGGGCTTTTTCATTTCGTCATTCGTGGTCCTGATCAACCATTAACCAGAAGAAGGTCATAATGGCTACGATCACAAGGCCTAGTTCAAGCATGTATCACCTCAAGATCAATGGGAGAAGGAACCCTGTAAGGATACCACAAACAAGTGGGAAGATAATGTACGGTAGGTAGTCACGCAAGTTATGCATCACCCTCCTCCAGTTTAGCGATCAGGAGTTGGGCATAGTGGATAACCTTCTTGAGGTCCTCAATGCCGCCCTTCTGCCTATACCGACAAGTGTACTTGATGATCGATCCCTCACAGAAACCTAGTTGGTTAGCTAGGATGAACTCGACAGGTTGAATCTTAAGGGTCTTGTAGTGTGTCCCTGCGACTTGGTGGTCAAAGGGGTTGAACGCTTTAGTGGGGGGTTTGTTCTCGTGGTAATCATTAACGATCTGCATTGGCGTCATCTCTTTAGTCTCTGTCATCAGATTCCTTCCTCATAGAATGCCACAAGCCATTGCTTACATATATCACTTCGTACCACGTCGTCAATAGTAAACTCAACGATAGCTGCATCGATGTTGTACTTCTTGGCTAGGTGGATAGCCTTAGACAAACCTGACTGTTCTTTGATGTCAGACTGACGAATGTCACCATTCATAACCAGAGTACAATTCTCACCAACCCTTGTGGTCAACATCTTGAACTGAGCCACGTCAAGGTTCTGGCACTCATCCGCTAGGACAAAGGCATTGTTGAACGATGACCCTCGCATATACTCTAGGGGTGCCATCACGATGTTACCGTTCTTGATCCCTGTATCAAAGGCACCCTTACCTAGTTGTTCCTCTAGGACACTCAGGACAGGTGACAACCAAGGGCCATACTTCTCTTCCATAGTGCCGGGGAGAGCACCCAGAGACTTCCCTACACTCACAGCAGGACGAGTAATGATGATCTTACTGATCTTACGGTTAGCATAGAGGTTAGCTGCATAGGTAGCTGCCACAAAGGTCTTACCTGTACCGCTAGGACCAAGCACGATCACTTGTGGTGTTCGCTTCAGGGCATCTATGTACAAGCGTTGGTTCTCGTTAAGAGGCACTAGCTGGATAGTCTTAGCTTTAGCTTCTCCCTCTGCACCCTTGAACTTTGTGGCTCGTTTACCTCCAGTACGGGAGGAAGTTCGCTCAGTTGTCATTGTCGTACCATTTCTTTACATTCTCGTAACCACCAACATATTCAGTACCACACCAGATTTGAGGGACTGTCGAGCAACCTGCCAACTTCAAGGTCTTGGCAAGCATTGGGTGACTTGTGATGTCATAAACCTCTACCGATTCACCTTTAGATAAGATCAATTTGGCTGCTTCAACGCACCAAGGGCAGTCATTCTTAGTGATCATCCACCACACGTTAATCTCCCTCCCCTGTTGCACCAATCTCAGTCAGGACGTAGCCCATCATGAACTCCAGATCGTCGATCCTCTGGTGTTGCACCCACACGCCCCAACCAATGACCAAAAGGCCAACGATGTTAATAATCTCAAAGTACATAGGTTATCCTAGTTTGACAAGTTTGTAAGCAATGAACAGTTGAATGGCAAGCATGAAGTAATCGATTGCCGGGTAGATAGTGGGCATGTTTGTGGTCCTTTATGTTGGGGAGTGAGCGGCCCCGAAGGGCCAACTCTTTAGGTCAAGTCTACAATCTCGCAGCTACCACCAGCACAGGCAAAGGTGCTAGTGCCTTTAGAGGTATCCTCAGTCTCATACTCGCTAAGTTTACTCCAGTCAATACGCTCTGGCATCAAGGCCAAGGCATCAAGGTATTCACGTTCACTGCACTCTTGGTAGGGTGCTTGCTGATACGTGTGGTCAGAGTGAGGCAAGAACGAAACACCAGAGACTTCATCAAAGTGCTTATAGACCCAAGCTCCCACCTCCATCCACTCGTGGTCACGCACTGTGACAGTGATAGAGGGCTTATGCTCACACCAGTGACGCTGATACACCAGCCACAACTCAAGCTGTTCCAGAGCAGTCATATCGTTACGAGTGATAGCACCTTCAGGAGACTTCTGTGGGAAACTAAAGACAGTGGTACTGTCGGGCTTCATCACGTCAGGTTCATGCGGGATGCCCTGATCGATCATGAACTGTGTCAGGGGGTCCTTGTTATCGCCCCTCACGGTACGGATGTAGTAGTCTGAATGCCGTGCATGGATGCCAGAAGCACTATCCACCAACTGAGAGACAGTTCCACTTGGTTTGACGCAAGTGATAGCTGCGCTTGTCGGGATGCCAAGACGAGCAGCCCAATCTGTATTAGTAGCGATAGCAACATTCTTCAAGTACTCCAAGATGTGCGGCAAGTCAGCGCCACCAGACATCAACTTGTTGTCCATAATCCCAGTCAGAGAAACGCCAAGCAGACGCTCTTCCTCAGTGTTGTCTTTCCAGACCTTACGGAGATACGGAAAGTGAGTATAGGTCGATTGGATAGTGCCAAGGATAGTTGCCAACTCTACCTTACGTTCCAAGTCTTTGAGTGTGTCCGTAGCTCGAACCACGACCTCTGTGAGGTTACAGAACTGATACGGACGCAGAATGATTTCACTGCCTCACACCACGGGGTTACATTAGCATACCCGCTTGTGCGCTGGACTATCGCATACACTACACATGTTTCCAATTTTTACCAGTCCGTATAAAACTGATAACATAAGGTTTCACGCCAAACATATCTGCAATCTCTGGGTTCTTCAGCCCTTGAGGGAACAAATCATACTTTATCTTAACCACATCAGCTTCGCTAAGAATTGCCTTAGGGTTTTTCTCACCCTTAACAACATCTTTGTAGCTCTCTGGTTTATTTTTGTGGTTAAGTTTAGCCCTCTCAGAACGGGCCTCTTTAGTATCTTTGGCGGCAATCCCACGTCGAGTTGCCTCAGACGTTTTCATGCTGTGTCTCTGGCTGTTAACTGGGTCATCGTACCACTCAGGCTCAACACCAAGCTGCCCACCTTTCTGCAAGTTCCAACCTACAAGTTGCGTGGGCCGATACTGTGCTTCAAGTGCAAGGGCTTCTTCAAGAGTGTTAGTCTCGTGAATAACAGACCACACAAGGTCTGGGTAGCTCCGAAGTTTTCCAGCAACTATACTGTTGCCTTTATTCTTCTTGTGCTCACGAACACGCTCTTTTAAGGGCTTCTTGGTTATACCAACATACCCTTCAGTGTAGATGTCTGAGTGTTGCTTTTCTCTGATCCAATAAACAATCATATTAGTGTCCCCTTCACTTAGTCTCTCACGCTACCATTACGCTTGCGCCCTGTCGTCTTGCTACAGACTTCCAAGTCAATCAGAAGGGGTTTTAAATCCGCACATTTATCGCTTACGGATTGGTACCATAATCATAGTTGTTGTCACGTCGTCCGTTCTTTGCGGCTTGCTTTTTGCTTGCTGGACGAGAGAAGATACCTCGCTCTCCGCTCTTGCTTTCAACGAGAGACAACCACTCTCGCATGAAGGTCTCCATGTCGGGCTTCTCGGTGTAAGCCACAGAGTTGTTAGCCAGAGCGCGTTGTCCATTCTTTTCCCACCATTGACCACTCTTAGCGTGACGCATACGGTCATCCGAGAGGTTAGACAAGCTGATCATAGCAGAGCGACGTACACCACCAACAACCACAACCTCACCGATCTTACACATCAGGTCGTGACATTCGATAGACGACAGCTTACGACCCTTGGCATTGACAAAGGTGTTGATAGCGAAGTTGAACATCTCGACAAGAGGTGCAGGGCCAGATGCACGACCACCAAAGGTCTTGAGTTTGGCACCAGCAGGGCGAACCTTAGAGACATCCCACTGAGGGATTTCACCAGCATAGAGCAAGCTGATCAGTTGACGCAGAGCCTTAGCCCAACCCTCTTTGCTGTCCTTAACAACGATTGTGGTATCACTCTTGAACATCTGTTCAGGGACTTCAGGGAGCTTAGAGATGTATTGACGCTCGACAGAGAACCCAACACCTGTACCACAAAGCAGAATGAACATAGCCTCGTCGAAGGACTTGGGGTCATCTACCACAAGATAGGCACAGTTGTAACCTGCTGTGTTGTCACGCTCCAAGGCAGGACCAGCAGTCATGAGTGCTCTCATTGACCCCATGACTTCGAGACCAAGGATTGCTTGACGGATTTTGTCAACCACAGCAAGGTCTTTGACTTTAGGGACCACTACGTTCTGGATGTAACGCTCTACAGTCTCCCCATAGTTTTCTCGACGCTTCTCTTCTTCGATCCAACGGGCATAGCGTGATGTTCCGATGAAACTTTGGTAGTCAGTAGGCAGGTAGTTGTTCATGTTATTCTTTCTTAATCAATAATAATAGCTAGTCGGTGTGGTTGCACAATGATCCTGTTTGTGGTCACATCAACCTTAGCCAGCATTGGGTTCTGGATAGACCACTCGACAAGGACAACAGGGATGCTCTTGTCTTTGATCTTCTCTAACTTGGTGATAAGTTCATCAACAGTCACCTTGAATCACCTGAACCCTTGAGGACACCACGTTGTTGACGATCCCGTAGCTTGTCTAGACCCATCTTGGCAACCTCACTAAGGTCATAGCCTAGCTCTTCAGCACACATAGCTGCATACCACAACACATCAAAGAGTTCATGTGCAGCAGCTTTGTCATCAATGTGTCCATCACGGATCATCTTCTTGATCTTACCACCAAACTCCCCACTTTCGTTCATCAAGCCTAGAGTGACATACACTAGGCCTTGTGACTTAGGGTAGATAGCAGTCTTCTTGCACTCCTCTTGAAACACATCGAAGTCGGACTTAATGTCTAGTTCCCATCGTGTCATGTGTTATCACTCATCATATACTTCCAACATAATGTAACCCAGATCATCTAAAAGCTCTAGGGTTTTCCAAGGAGTCAGGTTAAAGCGGATCAGGATTTCTTCAAATCCGTAGGTCTCAAGGAGTTCTTCGATCTGTTCTCTGTTCATTCTCTTGCATACAGTTTTGTGGTTCCAATAAAGTCGTTGTCAAACAGACCCCAGAAAAAGTCATCCGTACTGGACTGCTTGCTGTCTTCGATCCATTTGACACGACCGATAGGTACTACCTTCCGGCATATCTTCATATAGGGTGCCATACGCTTATTGCAAGCATAACCGAAAGGTAAGAGCAACCAAGTTGGTTTCAGTGTCGGGAACAAGTCCAGCATGGGCTGTAGTGTTGACCACACAAAGGGTGGATTTGTGAGGATGTAGCTGACCTCTAAGACATCGATAGGTTCAAGAGTAAGGGCATCTCTCTTGGTAATCCCATCAGCTTGTGGTTCAATGTCAAAGGCTGTTCGACACCAGAAGGCACCATTAGTGAGTTCGTCTAGGTGCTTCATCAAGGCCCCATCACCAGCACAAGGCTCACAGAACGAGCTATACTCTGGTAGGTGTGGCAAGAGAGGCTCTACAGCCTTACGAGGGGTAGGATACCAGTCCCGTTCCTTGCGAGGCTTTGTGGTAATGCTGTTGGACGCCACATTAGCTTTTCTTCCCATTCGTCACTCCGTTTCCACTAAGCCACTCTTCTGCTTCGTTCCAAGACATGAACACTTGGTCAGGGCATGTACCAAGAAACTCTAAGTAGCACTCTAGGCAGTAAGTCCCGAAGCCGATACAGTCATTGCCCTTACTCGTGTGGTCTTTGTAGTACAGGGGCCAACCTGCTGAAGGACGCCACATGTCGCTATGACCACAAGAATGGAAGATTGCACCTTCAGCCATAAGCCTTCTCCAGAGCTTTCAAAGATACCCATTGAATATCGTAGTCACCGTTGTCAACGTAACGCTTGATCACAACGCCCTTACTCCAATCGGCGTTGGACTGCCCGGCCCATCGTTCTTCGGAACCCTTGAAGCAACCCGCCACAAGACCGTTAAGCGGTGTAGGTCGAGCATCAGCTTTCCGATAATAGTGAAACTTATGACTGTGACCAACAGTGCAGCTATGGGCCAGCTTTTCAACAAGACTATAACCATGATGCTTAGTAGACATTGCACTACCAAAATTGCCGCTAGAAACATAGTGACCATAGAGCACACCATCATAAGCAGCGAGGGCGGGACCGGAATTAGCGTATTCGTGGTACTCGTCAAACCAGTGGTCTGTTTGAAGATGGGAAAATGATATTCCATAACGATCACCTTCTAGACGTGGATCATGGGCAATAGCCTTCTTGATACGGTTTTCGTGGTTACCCTCGAAGCCAATGCGCCAAGGACGCTTCTTCTTACTGATCTTGTAACGACCCCAGATACGATCTTGAGCCTCGTTGTAAGCCTCTACGTCACGCTGGTAGGACTGTGCCACAATAGCAGCAGGGTACCGTGTGTCATAGGTATTAAGGGACTGCATGTCAGCACCATCCCCAAGGTCAACGCAGTAGTCAGGTTTGATGTCTTCAATGAGGTCACCTAGCCAAGTAAAGCGTTTGTTGCTTACGTCACCATGAGCGTGGGCGCAAGTCCAGACTACGACAGTCCTACTCATCCTCCTTGGTCCACTTCTTTACGAGGTCACGAGCATAATCACGAAACTCTTCGTCAGTGAGGTCCTCTTTATCTACCTTCCTACTGATCTTGTACTTGATGTCTTCGTAGGAGTAAAGGGCAGACTCCATCTTAGTTGCGTGGTATTGGATACGCTCTGTGACAGCAAGAAGCGAGGAGAAGTCGTGAGTTTCAACCATCTTACGGATTTGCTCAAGGCAACCACAAATGTACTCATCGACATTGATTGTGTAAGGGACTCTACTCAAAATGGCCAACTCCAGACTTTTTCAATCTTCCAATATTGGTAAGAGGTAACTTCTGATGAAGTCTTCAAGTAATCCTCTGCCTCTTCATAGGTCCAGTAGCTTTTGTGGTAAACCCAAGACCCCAAGTTGTGTGCCTTGAGGATGGTGAACACAGGTACCATTAGAGATTTTCCTCCCATTCAACAGGAATAATCTGGTCCATGAAGTGGTCCACAAGAGACATGGCATCTTCAAAGTCTTCATAGATTAGTTGCTCTTCAGAGAGGACGCCACGATCATCTCGGACCACAACGTCAAGGATATAACCTTCATTGTAGCGTAGCCCAAACCCATCATCTTCCATATCCCAATCAGGGTCATCACTGGAGTGGATAGGGTCACGAAGTACGTTTACAATCTGTACCATTCTTCTGGGATTTCCTTATCTGAATACATGAAGCCGTGTTGATTGCACCAATCACCATAGCTCGTCTTGGAGCCTTTGTTGATCTTAGCCTTAGAGTTAGAAAAGACAAAACGAATATCTAGCTCAGGGTGTTGCTGTTGGATCAAGAGGTGCTTCTTCCTGTCAGCCAAGACGAACCTACCCTTAGTCTCAACGATAACACCACTAGGAAAGACAAAGTCAGGCGTATAGTTATGGACGCTTTCAGGAACCACATACTTGATCTTTGTGGTCTCATATCCAAACTCTACACCTGACGCTTTAAGTTTTGTGGCAACCTTCTCTTCTAGACCAGATCGATAGCCTAGACGCTTGGCGGTTCCCACATTTCGTTTTCTTGTCGTCTTAGCCACAAAAGCCTCGCATTAAGAATTACTTGTTCAACATCACCTCTGTAAGCCTCGACACAGACCTCGTACATCTCTCGCTCAGTAACACAAGGAGCCAGTAGTTTCTGGGCTTTCTTAGGACCAATCTTGTAGACACCAATGATATTGTCTACAGCGTCACCTGTAAGGACTTGCTCATAGAAGTTAAGCCTAGCTGCCTCTTCAGTGACCTTCTCCCAACTGTCTCTTTGTGGGTTATAGATCGTTCCCGGTATCTGCCTAAAATCTTTGTCGATAGACACAATCACACAATCAGGGTAAAGTCTTGTAGCCTCAATAGCAATGTCATCATCAGCTTCCTGACCTTCACTCACTGTGGCATCATACTTCTCAATCATGTAGTTCCTAGCGAACCCGAGCATCAAGGGCTTTTCTTTGGCTACACGATTGAGTTTGTATGTATCAGTGAGTTCGTTCCTGAAGTTACCTTTACCAGTCAAGAAGATTTGATAGTCTTCCTTTGTGGCATAAGGGTTGGTGGCATTCAAGATGTTAGAGATCAACTCATCAATCTTATCGCAAATACCACCAACAGTCTGTCCATCCTTACTGAAGGCTGCTCTATAGGTTAGAGTGTCACCATCAATGAGGAGCTTTGTCAAAACGGAACATCATCCTCGAAATAAATTGCTGACCCCTTTATACTATTTACGTTAAAAACATCTTCTGCTTCAGCTTCGCGCAAAATCAACTTTAAAGCCTCTGCCACACTTCGCGGGCCAGAAGGGGGACCACCAATACGGGTACAGATAGCCAACAGAACATCTTGTTCATAAGGAGTAAACTTAATGGTTACGTCACGACGTTGTTGTTCTTCGCTTACCAGCTTCATTTCTTAGACAACTCCATTACAAACTCACGATAGTCCGCAGCAGTCGTGTAATACCGCAAGACCCGATAGAATGCTGCAAGGTCAGCAGCCTTGTTGTCAGGCGTCTCAAAGGGATCATTGTGTTCATCCGAGAGATCACGAATGTTTTCTACAAGAGCTTGAACAATGACAGCATCTGAGATTTCGTAGAAAGCATCGTAGTAGCCCTGACCACTCTTCAGTAGTTCCTTGAGTGCATCAGCCTTTGCTGTATCAATCATCATTAGGTTTCTCCATTAAGGCTGTCCATGAGTGAGGGAACAATTTAACCATCACTTCGTCTACTTGTTGTGCAACTACACGGGTCTCGTATTGCGTGTCGTCCTTGAGGCGTAGAGCACACATACTGGCAAAGGCATCTAGTGAACCTGACCAGTACCACTCCGTAAAAACAGATTGTGGTAGAACCAGACGGGCTTGTTCAGGTGCTACTCCACGTTTAAGGAGAGCTTGGTACAGAGCTACGTCTTCACCAGCAAAAGAACTTACAGCGTCCGATAAGCTATCGAAAGAATAAAGACCTTCGTCCAAGACGACACCATCACTGCCTTGCTTCTTGTCCTGAGCTTTACCACGCCAAACTTCAGGCACATAGAACTCAGGTTCATCCTCTACGTATCGACGACTAATCTCGTTCCACCGAAGGAACTTGTGCTTGACTAGTTGTCGTGCCACGAAGATAGGGGCTTTGACGTGAAAGGAAGCGAAGGCGTGACCAAAGGGACTGTAGTGCTTGTGTTCAGCAAGGTACTTGATCAGCTTAATGTCCTTATCGGACAAGACTGCTACAAGGTCACCTGATCGGCCCTTAATGTCGATGCAATCCCACCCCTCTGCATAGCTCTTTTTGCCGAAGCTGACCCTAGCTGCATTAACTGTAGTCAAGTCCGAACCACAATGATCGATGTATGTAACCTTCATTGCGTCTCCCACTCCTTGTCATCAGAGACAGCCACAATCTTAGTCACATAAGAGTAACCAGTCCCTTGAAGGAAAGCCAGAAACAACTCAAGGACATCACCCAGATATTCAACATCACCTCGTGACACCAAGGTATCTCGGTTAGCCTCAACGTCCTTAGATAGAAATTCGTAATACGTCATGTTGAACCCGCTTACTTTTGTTGGAAAGTCGAGATGTCCTGCATCATCAGGTTCATTGCTTTACTAAAATTTTCGGAGGAAAAGCTAATAGCAAGCTCACCGTCATTATATACAACTTCATACTCATCGCACTCTTTAAAATACAACAGTTCAAAAACCACTGGTTGCACTTGAGTTTGTGTTACAGTATCGATCCACAGCTTTTTAATCATTTGGTCCTCTCAGCTATTTGACATGTGTGGTAAGAAAGGGGCCGAAGCCCCAACCTATTAGTCCCAACCGCCATTGCCAGATGCACCAGCATACTCGACGAGGTTAGTGATACCCACACCCATAAGTTCAACCTTAGTGAACTTCTTACCCTTAGCCTTACCGTGGACGCCCACACCAGACTGGATAGCCAACTTGACTTTACCCAGAGTGCCATTACCCAGAAGACCATCATCTTTGGTCCAAGGCAGGGCATACTGGTCAATACGACCTTTCTCACCAGCCTCGACCCAAGCAGCCTTAGCAAGGTTCAGGTCGAACACTTGAGGAGCACCCAGAACCAAACGCTCATCAGTTGGGTTACCTTGCTCATCTTGCTTCATGAACTTCGGGTGCAGATGAGGACGACGCACAGTGAACTTGTACAGGGTCTTACCATCACGCTCAAAGGGTTTGAACTGGAAGTATGCACCTTGCTTCTCAGGGCAACCAGCTTGGAGAGCCTTCTCCTTGTTCTCTTCATCAAGGATCAAGGTGACCTTGTAGACACCATCAGTGTCGCTGTGGTCCACTTGCTCGTTACCCATGTCACGGTTCTCGTAGAACACCTGAGCATACTCAAGTTCAGCATCAAGAGTGACGTACTTCGTTTTATTCTGCGACATTTGAAACCTTTTCGTTGTCGGGTCAAGTTATATATGTTGTAGTTACAGATTCGTCAAGGGTCAGAAGTAGTATTTCTTCTCGTTTACCACAAAAAAGTGACGATAGAATGCTAGGTATTCGTCATAGGTCATATCCATGTTAGTCCCTTTAGTGAGTTCTGTTTAGGTAGCCCAAAGCCCTCTCCAAGATGGCAGGGTCATCCTTCAGTAAGCCTATACCTTTGTTGCACATTGTGCATAGTAGGCCACGAACCTCACCTGTTTTATGGTTGTGGTCTACAACGAGTTTGTTCGGTTTGTGTTGCCTAGTCCAGCCTTGGTCTAACACTACATTACAAATAGCACAAAGACCATCTTGTGACTTTAGCAACTCATCAAAACCATCTTCGGTCAAGCCGTACTTAGATTTCCTTTGAACTTTTCTCCTAAGCTCTCTGTGCTTTAAGTACTGGGTCTTTTTATAGTTGTTTGCACAAACCCTGTCGCAAGACTTACAACGATAACTCTTGCCGTCTTTTGTGGCTTTACAGTTATAGAAAGCCTCCTTTCGTAGCTCTAGGTTGCAAACTGTGCATATTTTTGTCATCTGTTCCATTAATGAGCATCCGCGTAGGTCAATCCAAATTGAACATCTACACTCAGTTGTACATTAAGTTTCAGCTTCTGGTTAGTCTTCTCGATAGCCAACAAGAGCTTCTTCTTGTGGTCCTCCTCATTTCCATCAGGGAGGTAGGAACCCTTCTCATCGTGCATCTGGAAGTTAACCACAACACCTTGTTCACGTACATAGTAAAGCCAAGTATCGAAGGCGTAGACACCTGTGCTTTGGTTGACAGTAGAGAAAGCATCCTTCTCAGAACGGAGATTGTGCCAGAAGCCAGACACAGGGTTCTTGACCCACATGTACGGACCCAAGACCTTCATCTCGAATTTCTCTACAGCCTTCTTGACCGAGAAGTTACGGCTCCAGTAATCCTCAATCAACTTAGCTGCCTGCTTAGGTGTGATCCCAACAGTACGGGCCAGCTTGGCTTTACCAACACCGTAGACGCAACTATAGTTAGCAGCTTTATACTGACTACGGATAGCCTTCAGGTTAATCTCGCCTCTGTTGTGTTGTTCAACCTGTTCACTCGTTACAGCACCAGCAAAGGTGGCAAGGTCGAGGTGGGGGTCAAACCCCGGCTTACTCATCTCCTCCACGTAGTCAGGGTCGTAAGGCTTCATATAATGCCTTTTGGTGGTATCCTCTAGGCTGACCATGTCTGAGCCACACAAGGTCATCCCCTCAGGGGCCACAATGCAGCCACGTATCTCCTTACCCCAAGGCTTGTCCACTTTAGGGAGGTTCACGATAGGCTTTCGATGTTGGAACCTGAACGTGTTGGTGAGACCACCAATAGTCGCTGCGATCTTACCGTCCACTGCATTATCAAGGAAGGCTTTGAACACACCTTTACGATGCTGAATGATCCCCATGTCTACGAGCAACTGGATTTCAGGGACCTCTTCAGCCAACTCAACCACACTGTCACAAAGCTCATCACCACTCTTGATTTGTGGTATGCTACGCTCTGAGCCATCGTCTTCCTTGACGTACTTGAACGTCTTGGGCTTCCAACCTAGACTGAACAACCAATCCTTGACCTGCTCGTGGCTGTTAGGGTTACCGTCTTGATATCCCATCAGGACGTTGACAGGTCCAACCACATCGCTAGGTAGTTTCAGTTCGTTTAGGGTTTGGAACCAGTTTGCACCAGCCACACTGATACCACCGTCCTTCTTGTAGATCACAGTAGGCTTGTTAACCTGCTTGTAGATAGGCTTCTTGGGCATCACCTTAGAAAGCTCTTCCATCTTGTGTGCCTGAAGGTCAGAGAGTGTCTGGAAGTGGGTCCTGACAGCCTCCATGTCCATAGTGATCGGGTTAGCCTCTTGCTCTCTAGCACAGTCTAGCTTGAACGAGAGGTACTGGATCAGACGAAGGCTTTCTTCCTCAGTGCCATATAGAGACTTGAGCTTACGTTCCAGTTCCTTCCAGAGCTTCCAGTTGATCTTGACATCCTCTCGGACACGATGGGCGTAATCCTCTGGCGTCAAATTGTTCCAGTCTGTGACCTTAGGCTTAGGGACACCGTACTCAATGCCATATTGCTCTAGGCCATGACGGTCACGACTGAAGTTGATGTACCACGACAATCCTAGTGTATCAACAAACTTGGTGTGGTTCAGGTTAAGCCCAAGGATGCGGTTGATCAGAGGCAAGTCATGCCGGA